CTCACGATACCAAGCCAACACCTGCCAAGTCATTTGTTCAGGGGTCATCTCATCGGCAGAGATTAGACAGTCATAGCCATAACCTCGCATTTTCTCCATTTCCTCATCGTCAAGGATTATGTAGATTTTGTGGCAAGTATCCCAAGCGATACCCCTAGCGTTGCGGGTCATTTCGTCAATTTCGAGTCTGTTAGGCATTTTCTAGCTCTTCTTCGGTTTCTTCAATGTCCTTGGTTAGTTCGGCAAAAGCTGTTCGGTATTGGTCATCGTAGTAATTGAACAAATCGGCAGACATTAGGCTAAAAATTGTTGTGTCTTGGGTTGGTTCAATGAACTCTTGCCAACTGTCGGTGTATTCGTTCGGCATTTCTTGCCAGTCCTTGATTATGTCCGAATAGTAAACAGGGCAAGCGGAATCCGCCAGCTCTCGCAACAAATCTTCGGGGTAAGGGGTTTCTGTTAGTTGCTTGAAGTGGTCTAAAACATCGCTCTTTATGTCGCTGTAATCCATTTTCATTTCTTGCTCCTTTTCGGTTGGTTGGGTGTTGCTAGTTCCATTGTTGCCTAGTGTTTAGGCGTGTCAAGCACATTTGGGGTTTCGTTATCAAACCGTTATCAAGCCGATTTGGGTTCCGCAATCGTGGCAACCTAGCCCCTCGCCATTGTGAATAAAAATCTGGCTTGTGTTTTCATGCCCGCACAATTCGGCGGGAATAACTAGGTGATGAGTTCCGCAGGGTAGCCATTTCAATCTGCCAGTTTCGGCACACTCTTTACAGATTCGGCTGTTGTTCGCTGTTTCCATTTTTTTAGCCTTTCGGTTGGTTATCGGTTGTTTAGCTAGCCAAGCCCGCCCCGCAACTCTCAAAAATTGAGAATCAACAGGGCAAGGCATGTCTAGCAGTATTGCGGTGCTAGCTATGCCAAGCATGGCTAACCCTGCCAAGCTAGCACGCAGGGCACGCAACGCACCTTTCCAGCCGTCCCCTGAGGGCCCGCCAGCCCCGCAGATAGGGAAAGACCCCGCCAGCGGGGCTAGCGGGGTCTACGGGGCTTACAGGGCTGTTTAGACTATGCCTGAACCATTATCACCTTGAAATGGTCATCCATGAACTTCTGCTCCTCGCTTTTGGCAGGTAGAGCAACCCCGCAAGCCTCACGAAACTTGGTTTTGTTGAACAATGGGTTCTCAGCCTCTAATGCCTCGGCGATACTCTCGACGATTGCGCTAGCTGAGCCAATGTCGCAATAGGTGTCTGCGATTGCTTGGGCAATTAGCTTGTAGTCTTTTTTGGTCATTTTTTGCTCCTATCGTTTCTGCCAGTTTGGCATTACGGCTAATCTACTAGGCACCGCAGGCATCGCACCTTTCCAGCCGTCCCCTGTAGGCGGGCATGTTTATAGAGCCTTTTATCGTCATGCTCAGGACGCTTGAGGGAGCAAGTATTAGTTCAGCTGAAACACGTACTCAGCTTTCTTCTGTTGCCACTCACGGTAAGCTCGCTCGCTTCGGTGCTGGGGCCCGCAGTGGGCGCACCAGTTGGCAATCCAATCCGACCCAGTGAGCGGGTCAAGTGGTTCGTGCCAGGATGATGATTCCCACTGGTCATAGACTTTGCGGAACTTGATTGGTTGGCGGTACTGCCCTTCGCAGAAGTCGCAGTAGGCGATGATTGGTTCTGTATTCATGATGCTCCCTTACTTGTCTAGTGGTCCAGCGTGCTTGGTTGCACACTTCTTGCATACATTGACGGTTGCGTGGAACCCGCCAGGACCGAAGCTCAGCTCGTACTGGGCTTCAGCTTGCTTGCATAATCCGCATTGCAATTTTGTTTCTGTATTCATGATGCTCCCTTCGATAACTAGCCTACTTGGCTAATCGTGCCCGCTGGGGACTTGCACCCCAGTGTCTGCTAGTCGGGCGGTGTTGCTATTCTTCCTCGTCCTCGTCCTCGTCCTCGTCCTCATCCTCTATTTCTTCGACGTCGATACTATCGACCCCGCTGTACGTAAGGGGCTTATCAAAGGATTCACCCCAAGCGGTCCATGCTTTTTGCTCAGCATCAGACACACTGCTTGCTTCAATCTCACCGCTGAATTCAACGGTCATGTTTACTTCGTATCTTGGCATTACTGCTCCCTTCGATGATTAGCCTACTTGACCAATCGTGCCCGCTGGGGACTTGCACCCCAGTGTCTGCTGGTCGGGCGGTGTTGCTTAGAAGTCGCTGGCTTTGAACCAGCGCTTCTCGACTTGCTTCATGAACTGAGTCCTAGTCAGGTTGCTAGCGTTGCTTGAGTAGCCAACCCTTAGCTCTACGAATTCCCTAGTTCTGGGGGTGTCGTAGAAGTTCCCGAATAGTCGCTCGTACAGCGATAGTCGCCAGTAGAATTCATCGACGTTCTCAGCGGTGAGGTGGTTGATGCCTACTGGAATCATCAAGAAGCAGAGGTAGGCAGTGTAATCACTCTCGCTCTCGCTTCTTGCTTCTTCGACGCACTTCTCAGCGTTCCATGTTAGTGGCATGATGCTCCCTTGTTTATTTATCAAGCCCCCCTAGGGGGGCATCGCTAGCGGTGCTTGCGATAGGTCAAAGTTAGCAGGGTTGATGTTGTGAGCAGATTTCCAGCCGTCCCCTGTATCTAGCAACCAACCTCTATACAAGCCTCACAAAACTATGTCTACTAGGAAAGCAGTACAACCATGTATACTTAGCTGCATGGCAAGAATTGCAGACCACCCACTTCGCATCGCTCGCTTGAAGGCAGGGCTATCTCAGCTTGAGTTAGCCAAGCGTGCAAGCGTACAGCGCAGCGCTGTCTCGGCCATTGAGGATGGCAGAACGAGACGGCCTACCGAGAGACTTATCGGTACCCTAGCTAATCACCTCGGCATGGCAGCCGAAGAACTCGACCAGGAGATAAAGACATGGTTAGACAAGCCATTGGCCCCAGACTTGAGACCCGCTGCGGAGAACTTAATGCTCATACCGCCATATACCTTGCAACAGTATTACCGCAGCTTTTCACAGTGGCGTGCGGAGATTGCACCGACCCAGACTGCGTTCGCATCTATGTTACGCATGAACCCAGCTATAGTGAGGGACTACGAGAATGGAAAATTGCAAAGAATGCCAGACGGTCTATCAGCAAAGTTAATGGAAGCATTCAAGCTCAGTCCTGAATACCTAGTTGCACTGGAAGGGCTGCCTCGTGGATGAGTTTGACTTACTAAAGTTCGAGACCAAGCTTTACACTCCTAAGCCAACCAAAGAGCAAGCGCTATTTGAAAAAGTCCTAGCTGCTGCGATTGCTGCTGACAGGCAGGGCATGTTCTTAGAGACCCAGGTTATTCTGGACCAGGATGCCAGCCTGACAAAAGAGCAGGTAGAGCTGGTATGGCCTACATCGAAGTTCCAGAAGTCCCTAGAAGACCGTGGCATAAAAACCACGTCAAATCCCAACCTGACCTTGCGACAAGAGACCTTCTTGCAGGCTTATCTAAACCCGCTGAATCTGCTTACTCCGCAGGTGCTAGCTAAGCGCATGAAGATTAGCCTGACAGAGCTAGATGGTTGGATGAGGCAGAAAGAGTTTGGCAATGCCTTTGCTACCAAGGCTGAGGAGAACCTAAAGAAGTTTATCCCGATGGCTGACCAGGCATTAGGGCAGTTAGTGCAAAACGGCGATATGAAGGCTATTACCTTCGTCAACCAGCTAACTGGACGATACGACCCGAATGCCAGGGTAAACCTAGATGTGCCATCGTTGCTTATGCAAGTGCAAGATATCATTTTGAGGCATGTAAAAGACCCTATTACCAAGCGCAATATAGCTAGGGAACTGATTGCGCTAGCTAACGGACAGAGCCATTTATCCACAATTCCAGAGCCCGATGATGCTACAATAGAGGTCGAGGCGACCATTATTTCTGAACAGTAGGATTTAGCTATGGCTTATACCAATACTACTCGCCTCTTGCTCAAGAAGGCTGTAATCGGTACCAACCAACCTTTTGAGACTTCGGTTATCAACGCAAACTGGGACAAGGTTGACGCTGAGGCAGTTGCAGCTGACGCTCGCCTTGACACCGCTGAAGCAGGACTCGTAGC